CCGATACCATTACAGCGATAGCAAGTAGTATCGCCCATCGCGTTCATGCTATAATGGCCGCTGCCGCCACAACGTTTACAAGGGCACTGTACGATAACATACATTTTCCCGTCATGAGAATAAGGCTCGCCCATAATTTTGTAATTTTCATAAGAACGTGCAACAGCCATTTCAATTCCTCCCTTATCTTTTCTATAAATATTATATCAGAAATTATAAAAAAAAGCAAGTATTTAATTACTTGCTTTTTGTAATTGCCAAATTTTTATATCTTGGCAATTTATTAGAAAGGAGGTATCATACTGTGTGATTGTAATTAAATTTGCTAGATAAATAATATTTTCATATTCAAAACTAATAGTAATAGAATTTTGTTGATCAGCGGGTATACTTTGCCAAATTTGCGGTATGTCTTTACTTGTTAGCGGCATTGCGGTTTCTAATTTCTTCCAGATGTTTTTTTGCATCATCTAAATAAATCTCCGTAAGTTCAAGTTGAAATTCATCAATTACTTTATTAGCAACTTCTTCTCGTGTTTTTTCCGTGGTGGTCGGAATAAAATTTTTCGCAAATATAGATAAAGTATCACTTAAATTTTTACAAGACTGCTCTGTTACAGGCAGTAGATTAAATTTTGTCGCCAAAGCAACATGTAAATTAGCTGGGTCTAATTCCAAATATTCACATGGCCTATATTTTCTATCTAGATAACGAATTAGCATATCATGCAGTCGTAAAATATGCGAAAATTGTTTTCCAATTGTCATGTTCCTACCATGCACTCCACGAGCGCAACCAGCAATAGCATTTACCATATTCGTATAATTAGCATGAGTTAAATAATATAAAGTATAATCATCGCCAAGATAAGACTCTAATACTTTTTCAAATAATGGATTATATACTTTATAATGACTTGTAAAACATTCAATACTATTGGGAGAAGGTTTACGTAAAAGATTGAAAATTAAGCGAACATCTTTTGCTACAATTTTACTACCATCTTCAAACTCATGCTCAAAATTAATTAATTTAGTATCTTTAATAAAATTTTCATATTTTGGAAAAATAAAAGAATAAACGTCAACATCACTAGTATTAGACTCTAAATGATAATTTTGTGAACCGATTAATACAGACATCACTACATATTCAATTCCATATTTTTCTTTATTAGCTACAAGCCAATTATGCTTTTCTATAACTTTTGCTGAAATATCATTCATTTTTATTCTCCTTCATTGGATACATATACAATTCTTGAATTGGAATTTTTAGTGTCTGTAAATCGTTCCAACGCTGCCGAATATCCGTAATAACTTCATCAATATGTACTGGGGTACAATTATGAGAGTCAACTCCTACATGATAAATAAATGGATTATTAGGATATAAAAAATTAGCTTGTTGATGTGTATGTCCATGCAAATTTATTACATGCTGAGAAAAATATTTTTCATCATAATTAGCTACTAGACTAGGATAGTGAGAAACATAAAAATTAAGTTTTTTATATTTAAATACATGAGCATATCCAAGAATAATAACATTAGGAAGCTTAGTCAGTTCTTCTTGCCGCCGAGGACTGTCATGATTACCCCAGATAAGACAAATCTCTCCATTAAGTCGCTTAAAACATTCGAGACCTTTTTCCGTATCTGATAGTATTACATCACCGAGATGAATTACTCTATCTTCTGGCTTGACAACTTTATTCCATCGTTCTACGATAGCTTCATTCATTTCTTCCACAGAAGAAAAACCGCGTGGTTCCCAAAGAAAATTAGGAGTGTGACAAAAGTGAGTATCGCTAGTAAGATATAGTTCCATTTTTTACTCCTTTACTATACACCGATCAATTTCTCTATTATCTTCGTGAATTGGCGGCGAAAAATCATTGTACATTCTTTTTATTTCTTCTTCCGGCACTCGTTCAAGTCCTAGACGTTGTTGATTGCGGCTTAAAATATCTTGCAACGGAATATCAAAAATTACGTAAATAATTTGATAATCAGTATATATTTTGTCAATTGCATTAGTTAATTTTTTACGAGAGAAGATATTCAAATGTGTCGCATCTGCAATTACATCAAATCCATCTACAAGTGTTTGTATAATTGTGCCAGCAAATTTTTTGAATACCTGCTTTTCATGCGCAAAATACTTTTCATTTTCTTTCAGTAGTGAAAAACGTATTTCATCACGTGATACATAGCGTATATCTTTTTGTGAATTTTCGCTGATAAAATTATGAGCCCAGGTGCTTTTTCCTGACGCACTAGGCCCACACAACATATAAAGTATTGGCATATTATTTCTCCTTTATGGCTGGGGATGAAGGTGACGCTCCTTCGCTAGAAGAGTCAAAGTCTTCTGTACTCCTGTTATACGAATCCCCAATGTAGGGTATTAAACCCTAAATTTATCAATACTAGAAGGGATGCTGCCACCGTCATCATTTACTAGATAAGTATCTTCATTATGCTCAGTTGTAAAATATAAGACACCAAGTAGACTACGTGCATTTACACGATAATGACCATCAAAATCTTCTAGTGAATACTTGGTTGCCGTACCATCACTATTAATCGTGCTAACAAAATTTACAGCGTCTTGATTTGTTACAAGTCGAACTCGTGCGCGACTATATTCTTCCATTTTAATTCTCCTTTCTTTTAAATTCTTCTATGATATTTTCTTCTGTAAGTATAGTATTTAAAGCTGTTAAACTTAAAGTAACAATATCATTTTCACCATATTGTTCTGTAATAAGTTGTGCTGCATCTGAATAACCACTTGCGGCCACAAGTCCTTGATCACTATTTGGTTCTTTTATATTATTATCCCAATATTCAACATCATATCTATACATCTTATTAATCCTTATATAAAAAATATGGTTTTTCTCCGTCAAGAGGATAACCATAAACCCGAATGCATCCTAGTGTTTTGCCGCTTCGGTGCAGGGTTACGCTTCCCTCCCCAGTCTTTCTAAGGGCTTTAATTTTCATTCAAGCAGAATGGAGTGCGCGATTTAAAAGACTTAACTGTCGTCTCTCCGGCTATCCTTATGTTCTTTTTATATTCCGCGGGAACTAGGATTTAATTAGCGGTGCACTCAATAATCGTCAAGGCCCATAGATTAAAGTAGCGCAATTATATTATAAACGGTGGCGCTTGTTTTGGCCGCAATTTGTTGATTTCGCGCCTATTACTGCCAGTCGTCATCCATCTTCATGGCTTGTTCGACTCGGCTCCAAGAGGAGGAAAACACTACACGACGAGAATTTCTACGCATATCTTTTATCATCCTTTCTCTTTGGTACATATTTATTATAATATAATTTTAATTAAAAGTCAAGTATTTAAAATGGATATTCATAATCACTGAAATAAATTACATCGGGATTTTCTACGTATTCATCTTGTGAGGGATAACCACTCTTAGAAAAGCATTCATAGTCATTTAAGCTATCATCGTGATAGAAGTAATCTTCAAGATCAAACAAATACTCTTCCATTTTAATCACCTTTCTTTTATTTTATTGAGCATAAGCTCTGGTAGTGCCAGAAAGAGTCGAACTTTCCTCAACGGTTTATAAGACCGCCGCACTCAACCGATATGCTATGGCACCATATTGTCGGCTCAGTTTAGCCGACATGTATTTTGAAAGGAGGTAGGGAAAACTTGATAAACTTCATTTTTATCGTATCCAAGAGCAATAGCAAATGTTCTACACATATTTTTAAACTCTTCTAATGAAGTATAATTGCTATCAAAACTTAATCTCACTACAGTGTCATATTGTTCATCACCAGGATAATATTCAAAATTATAGGTATCTTTATCGCACATTTCTATAATCCCTCACTTCTTCATAAGGTTTTTCATTTTCCCAAACTTGACAATCTTCAACAATAAAATTATTCATTTTCAAGAACATTTGCCAAGTAATTTCAAGACAATCAGTATGCCATTCTTTGGTAATACCTGTCTTTTTATCACGGAATTGGAGTAGACAATACATCAAACCGCCGCTTTTATCTTCAAACCAATCCATATTTGTAGCCTTTTGTTCTACTACGAAACGACCAAGCCATAGAGGATCATCAGCAATACTTTTGTTTATCTTGCGGCAAAAACGATTAAGCCAACGCTGATGAACTTTGCGGTTTTTACTTTTCATGCTATATTCAGTCATTACTTCTACTCCTTTCCTCTTTCTATATATATTATACTATAATTTTTATTAAAAGTCAAATATTATATATATAATATTTATCAGTAGAAACATAAATTTTTGAACAAAAATTTGGTTTAATAATATCTACTCGGCCTTTATTTGTTTCAATTTTATTATCGGTGTAGTTTAATTGAGTAAAAACAAGATTAATATTTGAATTATTATTATATAATGCAGCATCTTTTTGTATACGTTTATAAAGAGTTTCTAAGTCAATACGGCCAAATCTTAAAGCGCCTTGCCATTCATTTGGTTGATTAATGTTATCAACAATACTTGGATTAATATCTTCTTTTTTACATTCAAATTCCATTGGGCCCGCGCCATGTCGTGTCATATAAGTACGCGAAACATAAAATAGTTCAGGCGTGCAATTTAGTTTATTAATATCATTTGTAATATTATACATTCCTACACTTGAAGGAGTTAAATGTGGAAAGTCATCCATATTTGTTTGATCAAGTAGTAGTCCTTGTCCGCCTTCATAAATAATTATATCATATTTATGATTTTTTACTAGATCATCAAATGTAATAATTCTACAATTATTCGTAATCCATGCGACTGCGCGCATAAACATATCAATATTATACAACGTATCTTTTTCTGTTGAATGTCGTGATTCAATATCCTTTAATTTAAGATATAGATCATATGGGCTACGAAAATCATTAATTAGAACATTATCTTCTAATTTTTTACTACGTTTTACCGCAGCGAATAAGCCCAGTCCACATGAGCCATGACGCTTGTCACCACGATTTTTTTCTATCTTGCGATTTTCCATTACGTCACAAGGTAAAATTACGCGACAATTAGGGTCGATATATACATAAGATTGTGTAAGCCAAAGTGCAATTGGGTCTACGACAAACATAGGATGATAATAAGTATCACTATTAAATTCTTCACCTGCGGCTGTACAATGACGTACTTTATCTCCAAATGAATGTGCTCTTTGTGTAGTACCATTATAAAATACAGTAAGAGACTTTTTGTTATTTTGTTGTGCTACGCGCGCAAGATTTGCTGATACTAATCCTTTACCCTCATCGCCATAGTTACTACCAATTACAACTTTAACTTCCATATTACCAACTAATTCCTTCCTCTGTTACATTAATTGTAGGCATAGTACTAGCTTCATGATCAGTAATAATTTCACCAATGATTTTTGGTAGTTCTTCACTAGAAGCAATAATTAGATGTTGACCTAGAAGTTTACCCCAAGTGTTTTTAATTGCTTCATCATAATGTCTATAACTACTTTCATTAGTAATAGCGATATGATATACATCAAATTTTTCACAAACTTCTTTATAAAGTTCAGGAGTACTAACATCTTGCGTCGGACTGCCAAGAGTGCTACTTAAAGCACTACCAGGAAGGTATGGATTTAGCGGTTCATCACCAAGTGTAATAATAACACCTTTCTTCCCACGTTTCCAACAATCAAGTTTAGTATTATGTAGACCAAAATACCAAGCAGCAGTATACGATTCAAAAGAATTACCGCCACCACCGCCTTCAAAGTAAATTTTCGTGGTCTGATCTAGAATACGAATATCACTTTCAAATTGTGATGCCTGGATTGGCGCATCGTCATAATTCAAATCGCCAATGCCCATCATTAGAAATTCTACATCCTTTACTTTTGAGTAAAGTTCCTGCATTACTTCGTCTAGTTTACCAGCGCACATTGTAGCTGCTCGCCCCATACTCCCAGTGACATCTAGTGCGAGAATAACAGGAATTGTTTCTGGATGTTCTTCTGTATCGCGGCATTCACGAGTAACTCCATAAGGATTAAGTAATGGATGCAGATGATTTTCTTTATAAACTGACTGGACATTATTAGTATAGCTTACAGAAGTAGCATCAGTAAAACCCATACTTCTAATGCTTGTGGTATAAGCCGCAGTAGTCCACATGCCGCTACCCATACTTACTTATCCTCCTTCTTTTCTTCATCATCCATATCAAAAATTCCATCAAAATTAAATCCGCCGTTCATCATGAGCATCATTGGCATCATAGAATTAGTATTGCTGTTGCCTTTCATCATTTCAGACATCATCATATACTTCAGCATATTATTCATGCCGCCTTTTTCGTTCATCATATTACCGAACATGGAAACAATCTTACCATAGAAGTATTGCTTACCCATAAACATATGATGTTCAGGAACAATAGTTCCAATAGTACCATCTTCGTAACAAAAAGTCTTAATTTCATTTGTTGCGGCTTCAATTACACAACGCGGCCTACCACCAGCGAGAATAATGTCTCCCTTGTGAACTTTATTAGTTGGGATAATGAAGAAGAAATCCTCACCAATATCAAATGCGAAATTATCACAATTAGTTAGTGTACCAGTTTCTACATTATATGTCTTATAGCCATTAGAAGTTTTAATAGCGATTTCACCATTCATAGAAATACGGCACATACCTGGAGCAATTTTTCCAAACATTCCATTAAACATATTATTCATAATTTTCTCCTATATTTTTATATATTAATTATAACATAATTGATATTAATATCAAATATTAAAGTTCCATTTTGTCACCAAAATAATACTTTTGGATACCATCCATGCCAACATAAAAATTAAAATTATCTTGCCATTCATGTACTTTTTCTTTTGGCACAACAATAATGCAAGGCACAGAACGATTCCTCATGTCATCTTTGCACCAGGCACTATTACCTTCGTTACGCCAATCGTCCTGTGGCTCAAGCACAAGACTATCAAAAGGGAAAGCAATATCTTTTATACCAGAAATATATTCGTCATAGACCTTGCCCGCATTATGCTCATAAGGAGCATCATTCCAATCATCGCCATACCAATTTTCAAGATTATCTTCACCAAGGTAAAAGCGCACTACATTGCCTTTGCGTTCAAAATCAATAATCTTCATTAATATTCCTCCACTCCAAATTCTTCTACAAGATCTTCATAGTCATATTCACCACTATCAAGCATTTCATTATATTGATCAATTGTATAAGAAGCATCTAATTTTACAATTTCATAGGCCATATCTTCTACTACACATTCCTCATAATAATTGTTAAAAGCAGTTTCTTTTTGTTGTTCTGAGATAATGCGTCCTTCTTCAATATCATAAGAAAGTAAATCTTCCGCGCGTTCTGCAAGAATATCAGTAATATCGGCATATCTGTCAATAACATCACAAGACATATCTTTTGCAATATCTATTGCTTCATTTTCATCCTTACATTCTTCAATAGTCCAATCTTCCATACCATGAAGGCCACCATAAATTTCATCAAAGGCATGAATCACATAAACGTTCATTTTAATTCCCTTCCTTTCCTCTTTCTGTATATATTATACTATAACTTCTATAAAATGTCAAGTATTTTTTTCAGCAATTTTTACAAAATTATCATGAATTTTTTCAGCGCATTTATCACACCAAGGAGAAATCCAGCCAGTAGAAATTTTAGTGGCGGGTGCACCGCATGAAATACAAGTATGTTCACTAAGGTTTTCATATTTATAAATAACATTGTTAATAGCATCAGTAACCCAATTAGTATAAAATCTTAATGAACCATATTTTTCTTTAATCTGTACAATGCGGAAATCCGCGGCTTGATATGGCTCCATCATATTAAGTTCTTGTTGGATCTCTTCACACATTTGTTCGCCAAATGCAGCACGCCAACCATCAGGCATATCATCTAATTCAGTATAACTATAATCATAGTCTTCTATTACTTCTCCCGTCCATCTATTGCGTGGTAGAAGCCAAGGATATTTTGCGATTAATTGTTTATTATATTTACGAATTTCTTCTATAACCATTGCGTTTTCTCCTAAATATTTGATAAGGATGTTCGCATTTATTGCCACGAAAAATACATCCTTCAAAAATAAAATTATGATAAATACAATTAGGACAATTATATTGATTTTGTTTGCAGAATTTATTAAATCGTAATTTCATTAATAAATGTTTAATCATTATTCCTTTTCCATTCTTCTAACTTAGTTATCCCACGGTATATCTCTTTCTTCTCTATTCGGAAATTGTGCCCATGCGCGCACGCTTTTATCTTCAAAATCTTCCCAAACATCATTTGGATTATTTAAATACCAAATATAATTTTCAGCTAATACTACTTCTGGATCATAAGTATTTGTATCTACATCTCTATATTGAACAAAAGTAGTAGTACCATTTTTAATTGCTGCTTCTGTTGCAATCAAAAATTCTTTTTCAGTTGTTATCGGTTCTTGTCTAATTGCCATTCTTTTATCTCCAATCCGGTCATTCCGCCCCATCCTTGAATTGCTACTCGTTCTGAGCAAGGATTCCACGGTGTTTCATAAACTAGTAGTGCAAAATCAATATCATTTAATCCTTCATTTTCTTCAAATTTTTTAGCCAATTTTTCTAAATGATTTAAAAAATCACCAACATCAATATCATCTAATTGATTACGATATACTTCTAAAAATTTACAATCATCAGGATGTTTAGGATTACATTTGCCATTGCATAAGCCTTCACATTGAGGCCCAGGTTTAAAAGGTGGGCAATCAATTACCCATACGCCGCGTTTATCTTTACCTATTGGTCGCCATTTAGGATTCCAATGACACGTTGAAAGCCCGATAAGATTAGTAGGAAAATAACGTACCATAGCCCAATATGATGTATATAATTTCAACAAAATGCCTCCACTTCTTCTGGTACTTCTGCTTCTTCCCATTTTTCTAATTCATTATTCCAAAGAAAATATACATAGGTGTCAAAAGGTGGATACTGATATAAACCAGGCTTTACTTCGCGCACCGCGGCTGCACGTGCATAATGGTCCTGTAAGTTGCACCAATTTTCTTTGATTGCTCTTATTGCGGTTTCTTTTTCATAATAAAAGCCAACACGTTCTTCTGATCCAAAATCAAGGAAGTGATGCTCATCTAAACGCCAAGGATGTGAGTATACTAGAACTTCATAAATAGGTTGCTCAGTTGTTTTTATTAACTCAATACATTCATCAAGATTATCATTTACTCGTTCGTATGCTCTTTGAGTTTCATAACCAATACCAAAAAAATCTGCATCTGAGATTCTTAAAGTTTCTAATGCGTTAATAATTTTATCCATAAGTTTTCTCCCTTCGTTTTTCTAAATATATTATAACAAAAATTATATAAAAAGTCAAATAAAAAATGGGGAGGACGCATCCTCCCCAAAGGTCACAGGCTTCGCAAGTTTCTGCAACGCGATCATATTATCGTTATAAACGATAACTCCGCTCCTTCTACACATGGCAGATGAGCTATTTTATTCATATCTACTTTTATTTATTTTTATAGGAATATCGTTATAATACTTTTTATGAGCACCACAAATAGGGCAATAATAATATAATGTAGTTATTTCTTGTTCTAAACTCCAACTGCCATCTTTGTTTCTTTTTGAAGAAGAACAAGCATATTCAAATCCGCATTTACAATGAGCGTATATTGCAACATCTCCAATATACTTTCTTGTTTCCCAAGAATGGTCTATACCGCGACCTTTTCGCATAATATTCTTCCTTATTAATATATTAAATAATAATTTGGTGCTGGTAGCCGGACTTGAACCGGCACGTCCATACGGACATCAGATTTTAAGTCTGAGGTGTCTGCCATTCCACCATACCAGCATATAACCCTTCTCCTTAGTAATTGCTGTGACCTTCGCCATACTTGTATAATTCTTCAACTATATTCAGCCATCGTAGAACTAAAGTCTGAGCCATAAGGAGCTACCTTATAACTTCTTTAATCCGCTTTCGCCTAGTACGAAGGAGTTTGATTACTCCTAAGCCTCACCCAAATCATTCAGAAAATTTTTATACCACTAAAAATTTTAATTTATCCAAATTATCGCTGTATTGGGCTACTACTACTTTAAACTTTCCTTATAGACCATTTCTGGTTTTCATCAGCGACATTAGCTACTTATGGTATTCCAGAGTTTATACTAGCTACCACACTAATATCTTATCTGGATTCGGCTTTTCTATTCAAAAAGCTTTCTATTATGTAGCCGGAAAGAATAATGCTTTTAGTTGCGAATTACCAAGCGCCTATCCTTAACATTGCCAGTTTCTGTCTATCGTTTTTCCCTTTCGGTAAAACGGCGTCAAATTGTAAGTATCCTTAACAATTTCTTTTCGCTGTTATTAGGATAGCCCAAGCTGCGTGATTAGCGCATCTTCACTTGGTTCATAATTACTAAGGAGAAGAGTTAATTTTTATTAATTTTCCCGTTCTTTAAATATCGTTTAAATCTATTACATGCACGATTTCTAATAATACTAGGCCGATAAGAAACACTAAAAAAATGAAACGCTTCTTTAATACTCCAAGCACCACAATTTACATGGTGCATAATAAGATCAGACATTTCACGTGCCTGCTTACTATACGATTTAGCATGATATGAATAATGAAGTGGTGTTTTGTGCATTGCACGCTTAATTTCATTCTTCATTTTCTTACTTCCTCTCTCTTGTTTACATATTTATTATACCATGAATTTCGGGAAAAGTCAAATATTTGTTTTAAATAATTCAGGATGTTCAAAAACATATTTATACATTCGCCAATCTAGTTTTTCTAAAATAGTTGTTAATTCATATGGACATTTTGGTTTTATAACTAATTGAGCTAATACTTTAAGAAGAACATCTTTTTCTTTTTTATTTAAAACAATAACTTTCATTTTCATTTTCCCCTTTCTTATGTAATTATTATAACATAATTTTAGAAAGAAGTCAAATATTTGAGGATTTTGTTTTATGCTAGCACTAAGCTGAGTATTAAGTCTAATAGCTCTATCAAGACTCCTCAAATACCTATTTAAATAGAAGATTAACTAGTATTAGAGTGCTCTGCGCTCCTATCTTCCATTCGTTCGTTGCTTACTTTCGCGAGTTTCTCACTGTGGTGAAGCTAACCTTAAAGGTGGACCAAGGGCGTTTCACCCAGCCCGTGATAGTTTTAGGCATTATGATTGCTTTTGAGACATGTTGGTCCCTCGTCTACACGAGAACCTGTGCTCATTAAACACAAGTCTTATAAAAGTCCTAGCGTGGTTCGCTTGCTATGCCTATGCGTGCTAGGCTCTAACATAAGTCCTCTAGTGATATGCATAATTTAGAGGCGTATTGGTGGAGCATGACAGTACCGCCCTGTCTTTTTAACCGTGCAAGGGTTATGTTCTACTAGTGAACTAATGCCCCAAACTAGGACGGCGGCATACCGTCATCCTTACAAACAGTTTCTTCCCTGTTTTCTTACTCATTTATTATACTATAATTTTTATAAAAAGTCAAATATTAAGGCCAACAACCTTCAGGCGAAAAAACAGGTATATAATTATCAAGTTTATCTTGCATTGTTACTGGCTGTTCAATATCAGTACAGAAATAAACGCCGGCAATTTCACCAAAAATATTTTTTGCAATATCTTGATATAAAGTATTACAATTGCCATAAACATCACTTAAATTATCATTAAAATATTGTACAACTTTATTTTTGAATACCACATATGTTAAATTATTAGAAAAAATGCCAGGAAGCCATCTAACAAAAGCAAATGCTCCATTACCTTCAAAAGCATTTTCAAATAATTGTGCATTAGTTAAACCAGCAGTTGTACTAAGTGCGCCATTTGCCGGTACAACATTTACCTGCAAAGTAATATTACCAAATGTTACTGTTTCTGGAATTAAAGTTGCGAGTGCGTCTGCTTTACGCTGCTTATCAACATATAAGTGAATAATATGTTCATCTTCATCATAAATTACATGTACTTCTGGATCATATTTAAATAATTGTTCCATTTCATGCATATATTTAATCCAAGGCGGTGAAAGTTTCAATTGTGCCATAAATTATACCTCAACATAAAAAATATTATAAAGCGTCAAGAAAGAGTCGAACTTTCTAACATTGGCTTTGCAGGCCAACGCTCGGCCGCCGAGCATTTGACGCATTATGGGTGAGAATTTGCATCTCACATAGTTACCCTATCGACCGACCGCCGGATATTCTCAACGACAGTCTGAACGGATAACCTTATCGCATTAGCGTCTACCTATTCCGCCACCATATATTCCTTTAAATGCGGGTAGGGATTTGCACCCTACATGACTTACGTCTTTTCGCTCTTCATATTACTAATATTCCTATCTATTAGTGGCTTTCAAGGATTTGATAATCTCAGCCATGAATTAAGTTTTTAGCATAGTCTCACGACGCAGCGTCTACTATTGTCGGGTGTTACGCCACGACTTTACCGGGACATCGTTAGATTGACCCGTCTATTCCACCACCGCATTCATTAAATAGGTTATTGTTCCATTATCAACTACTTATAGGGTCCTCTTACCCAAGCCTAATCGTTCACTTCATAAATTACTTAATTTTTAAGGCCATTCCCCAAGTGGCTTACCAAGATTAGCGCGCTCCACATTGGTATTAAAAAATACACCTTCAGTTGCAGGTCCCGTTAATAGCTCATCAGCAATAGTCTCATAAAGAGTACTGATAACACCATGACAATCATTTAGATTATCTGCGGCAAATTGCACAACGCAGTTATTGAATACAACATAAGTTGTTCCAATCCATTGATAACCTTCCTCAGCAGGGCAAACAGAATAAGCATAAGCGGGATTGCCCTTAAAAGCAGTATCAAATAGTTCAACCTTGCTCTTAAAAGCACGATTAGAAGGAGTACCGTCCACAGCAACCTTTAACTTAATATTACCAAAGCTAACTTCTTCAGGAAGAATCTGTTGAAGTGCGGCTACCTTATCGCCATTGTTACAAGCAAGTACAATAGAAGGAGCGGAGCCTCCAAATTCACAATTACATGCAATTTGTGGATCACCATCAAACAGTGCTTCAAATTTACGAATAGCAATTGTCCAAGGTGGCAAAATTTTTAGCCTTACATCACTCATAATTTATACCTCGTTTAAAAAATTAGCTTTAAGGTCAGCTAACCGCACATCGGTTTAATCTCCGCATTTGCTCAGGAAAGATAACGCCCCGAGTAGGATTTGAACCTACGACACCGCGGTTAATTGTGCCAGACATTGGACTTGCACCAATAATATAAAATCGGACTATTCCATCTGACCAGCCGCGTGCTCTGACCGACTGAGCTACCAGGGCATAAGCAGGAAGGTTAGGACTTGAACCTAAACAACTAATTTTGGAGATTAGCGTGCTACCAATTACACTACCGACCTATGTGCGGCGTTCAGGCTGCCGCAAGCCCTATCCGTGAACCGCAGGAACTCGGGATAGATTTAGTTCCATATAATGCCGTAGATATTTTACTTCGCTACGGCGAAGGTTATTCGACTACCGCAAACAACTTTAAAGGGCGTCCCATTTAAGGGCAATGGTCGGAGTAGCAAGACTTGAACTTGCGGCATCCACATCCCAAATGTGGCGCGCTACCAACTGCGCTATACCCCGATAAAATGCGTAGTGTTCCCTCTGACATCTCTACGCCACTTCATCACCCTGCTACCACCGGCTATGAGCCGGGATGAAGCCACCCTTTCACTTACTTCGCCTGTCTTTTTATTATAGTCTGCTGCTAAGCCGTAAACCACATATCATTGGCTGTGTCTTACTGAACTGGAAGACCTATTTAAGTCCGCTGTAGTATGTACTAACCCGGTGTGCTTTTGCTCCTCGTGTACTCTCTATGAAACCGCGGCGGCCAATGCCGGTGGTAGTTTAGTGAGAATTCGTGTGTTCCGCAGACTGATATATAGGAAGAATCCTGTAAGTTCACATTAGTATCACTCTTTTCCCTCGGAACTTACAACTGGGCACCACGGCTGTCGTCGCCCACGAGACGCATATCCAATGCTTCAACAAGTCCACATCGAACATGCCGCCGGACCTCAACCGGCCAGTCATATCCTGTCAATTCAGGCTTTATGTGGTTGAAAGCGAGTAATGGGAATTGAACCCACGTGATCAGCTTGGAAGGCTGACATTCTACCATTAAATTACACCCGCAAAGCCAATAGTAAGAATTGCACTTACACTCTGCCGCTTACAAGGCGGCTGCTTTGCTAATTAAGCTATATTGGCACAAGCGGTTTGATAACTCAGCCGCAACTGAGTAGGCTACATTATATGACGGATGCGGCTCGACCTCTACGGATAACATCGTAATGCCATCCTACCGCTTTACCAGTTTATCCCTTGTACTTTGGGCTGGCGAGGACATTAGCAAGCCTGATGTTTCCTCCCATTCCGTTTTTCACCTATACTAGCGATGAAAACCATTCATTCTCATTTTCTGGTGCACTAGGCACTTTATTTTACTCCTCACTTATTTAGCGCCGAGTAAGTTCGGTATAAGTACTCAACCCTTCACTTTGCGCTTGTCGTAACCCCGTGTTTTACTTGCTTTCTGCACTCGACACTGACCAGCAATTCGGCTGGACTTCAAACTCCATTTAACCCATTCTTGCCTTTATCGAGAGGCACCTTCTCGCTAGCAATTCAAACTGCTAAGAGGCCATTTGGGCACCTGTATAGCGCTTCCCATCTATTTAGATGGAGCCTTATCCTATACGTCGTAACAACCTTCTAGGATGTCTACCGCTCTTATTTATATCCCGCTTTGGCTTAGTGGCAATAGACTATTTATACTTGCGGTCTATTAGCGCGCCTCCTTTTACAGAGTGGGCAACTGTATAAGCTATTGCGAACTTGCGGCTTATAAACGCGGCACCTTTTTATACTGGGTCATGTATCCAGTTAATTCTAACTATGAGAACCATTCATTCTCACCTTATGGAAGCTAGAATTGCATTAGCTATCAGGTTGCCATCCCGACCTCACGATGGCCGACGACCGGTGAATTAAGGTTTTAACCGGTTTTACTTACCTTTTTTACTCTGCCTGCCTACCAGAGTTGCAGCAGTTTGCCCCTGCTTGCCGAGACCGCTTACTTAATATACCGCGAACGATGTGCGGCACCAGGTTGGGGTTGAACCAACATCTCTCACCACTGAGTGAGTATTCTCTCCATTAAACTACTGGAATCAATTTGCGCTCTCAGGCGGCCAACCTTTGAGCTGGGCTAGACTCTAAGTGCATCAGGGTTTTCTGACACCACGACCCTCCTCCGCCGGGAGTCGAACCCGGGCAGTGCCTTCTACCTTTTCGCCCTCACCAGATGCGCGCTGGCGTTCCCCACGGCACCTATTTCGGGCAGTGCTGGCCCTGGTGGCAGACCCGAGAGTCGAACTCGGTCCTCTTAGGTTATGAGCCTAGTGACTTAGCCATTTGTCCTGTCTGCTACGCGTACAGCGTCCGTATGATGATCATGTTTCAACCTTTAACGAGTTGATGCTGTCAGTATCTCGGGAAAGCGATGCGGTCATGACTCCGCTTCATTGCCGTCGCCCAGTCATCCTCGCGGCGTCTGGTGGAGCATATCAGTTACGATCTGATTTTTCAACCTTGCAAGGGTTGTGTCCTGCCGAGTGAACGAATGCCCCATCTCTTATGTATTTATTATACCATAATCTTTATTCTTCGTCAAATACTTCTTCTTCTTGAAAATTTACATAATTGAGATAATCTTGAAATTCATCTTTTTCAGAAGCATGGTAAATATGATGCATATACTCCCAAGTAATTTCATTAATCATAAACTTACCTTCTTTCTTCTTTCTTACATAAAAATTATATCATAATTTTCACTGTTTGTCAATATTTAATTTAATATTATGTTCATGAAGAAGTTCAATTAAATCATTAGTAAGATTAATAAGAAAATTATCTTCATCATCGGAAGTATCATGCCAATCAAACTTTTCCATTAATTCATTCATAGCGCGATCAAGCGATTGTAAAGATTGATTCATTTATCTTGCTTCCTTTTTTTCATCTTACATATATATTATATAATAATTTTCACTAAAAGTCAAACATTAATCTTCATAGCATTCAGCTTCAATTTCATTTTGCTGTAAAAAATACCATTCAACTTCTTCTTCTGAAATATAATCAAAATAACGGTAGGAATCTTCAACACTTTCATTACAAATATAATTATCAAGCATACTAAGTACCTCCTGTCATTTTCTATAATAATTATAACAAAATTTGCAGAAAAAGTCAAATAAAGAAAGGGTTATATTGAAGAGAAATTCTATAATTTTATTGAACATATAACCCTTTCTTGGATTGATGGCCGCGCAGCCATCTCCCCTTAGCTAACCAAGGCTAATGCGCGTTTATATCGAAAACGAGCCGAGCGTTTAACCATGACGGATTCTCAAGGACCGATATATCGTGTCGTTCTACGGCTTTTTAATGAGGTATTCCCTCAGACAGAGAAAAAAACAAAGCTCTGAAACTTTGCCTATTATATCATTCCGGACTGATTCATAGGGTAATAGAAACTCCTAGCTATCATTAACGTTGATAGTCATATCCGCTTATTATTTTTGCTGCAGGCCGGCAATAATAAGAGAGCCAAAGTGCCGGTGAGAAGAATCGAACTTCCGGTGCCAACATTAAAAGTGTTGTGCCCTACCACTAGGCTACACCAGCATGGGGTTGAAAAATCAACCCGTAATATTATAGCCAACTAAAGAAATCAAAGAGAGTTGGAAAATCTTCGGCTTTATCAAGAGTTAGATGATAAGCGCCCCAACGCTTACAGAATGCTTCAAGTTTATCACGATAAGACTTTTGCGCCTTAATCATTGCTTGACGCGCGGTTTCGACCTCTGCGGCCATAGCCTTACGTTCTGCGGTTTCCTTTTCTTTCTTTTCCTGTGCCGCGAGAGCTTCACGTTCTTTACGAATCTTTTCAAGATTCTCCTTCTCTTTTAGAGCAAACTCAGCCTTATTTGCGGCCTCAATGGAATCATAAAACTGATTCGTCTTGTCACTATAAATTTTTACTGCCATAATACATAACCCTCCTTATGGTTATTATAAAATATTTGTTGGAAGGGAGAATCCTTTTTCTCCCTTTCAACATTATTATTATATCATGATTTTTACTAAAAGTCAAATATTTAACTCTTTAATTTTAAGAAATTAATTTCCATCCCGCTGGATAACTCTCAGGCGACCAAACATTGTTGTTAATGGCAGATTCATAAACATGCCCATTAAAGGTTACTTTATCACCAATCATATAGGCGTTAGTGCTATCTGGTTGTTCCCACTCAGGAATTACAGTTTCATCAGGAATTAAGACTTTTGCGAATAAGCTAGGTGCAGAAATAGGTGTCCAAGCCTACTGTGAAGTATGCGCAATAAGCACTTTATATAAAATATCATTATACTTTACACGCTCATCTTTTTCATAGCTAACTCCATTACCAGACCAAGTAGGATATAACTGAATTGCTTCTAAGGCATCTTTATCATCTAAAGATTTGGCGGCTTTCTATATATATGGGCGTAATTTTCTTGCTAATTCTGTTAGTGTCATTATTCATCAACTCCTAATAGAATTTTTGCAGCGGTTAATTCATCTTCTAATTCATGAATATGATTTGCTTGTTCAGCAATGATTATTAAATATTCATCTTTATCATACACATCACAATCATATTCATAACCGCTAATTTGTCCTTCATCAGATTCTAAAGAAAAATTATGAATATTACTAGGAATAATAATTTTATTATTTATTATTTGTATAGAATCTGGTTTCCCATTACTACGAACATTAGTCAGATGCTGCATTATAATCAACCTCCTATATTCGTATTCCATTTGTCAACATTATTGAGATAAGTATTTGAATTATATTGTGGAATAAGCATTAAACGCGCATTACCGCTACGAAGAGTATCACCTGTATTCCAATTAAACGCATAATAAAATGGTCCAACATTTAGTTCTGCAAACCAAGGGCCACCGCAGATACAACAACTGGTTTGTGAACCGGATGTAGTAGAGCCAAAGAAGTAGTCTCCAATAGGCCCAAGAGAACTAGCAGAATTATTTAGGTCAATAGGTAAGAAAATCCAATCATAGTTTGGATCATATCCAAATCCTGAAACCCAACCTGAAAAGCCAGGTAGGGTAAATGCTAATTGCTGATAATTAGAATTTAATGTTAAATTATAATTATAGTCAAAGCAAATATATGGAGTATGCCGGTTGTTAGTATTGTCTATTAACATACCACCAACAAATTGCCAAGCATTTCCCCAAGGATTTTCATAACCACGATAAGAAATTGCGCATTTTCCTGCGGCAGATTCTACATACCGTTCATTATTATATTCAAAAGTAGTAGAAGTTGCTTGCCCAGACAAGTTACCCAAACTATTAGTAGAACCAGTAGTTGCGGCTTGATTTAATGTGCCACCTTCATTTGTAATGCGGCAAATACCTTCATTGAATCCTGTTTGGCCATTTAATGTACCAAATTCAACTAATTCAAGCATCTGCATAGCACTAATCGCGCGCATATCTAAAATATGCCAATTATCACCACGATTTTGCGCGAGATGCTCAGCATTAATTACAGTAAACTCATTATTAGCGCCACCTATTGGTTTGGCTCCAGAAACAGAAGATAATTTTTGATTGATGAAGTCACGATAGGCAACATCTTTATAGCTATTTTCTGTTGCAGATTCTATAGAACCTTCATAAGCAGATAATAATACATAATCTAATACATTATTATTTTGGTCTAAGAATAAAGGATGAATTTTAAAATTATTACGTTCGGTAGCAGAAAGCTGAAGTAATTCTTCTTTTATTACTGTGCCATAGGTAGATGAAGAAGTTTGTAGAATATTGCGGCGATAATAGAATTTTGGCTGATAAACCATTACTTGATATCCATTAGAAGGAGTGTCGGTATAGTTATTATCTCCATAAAATGCAATAATTTCTCCGCTATCATTTACTAAGCATTTTTTCCTGCCGCCATACATAGTAAGATTATCGAAATCTGCAGTTGTGGCATTAATAGCGTCATCAGTAGGAGTTGATGTACCTGTTGTATAATTAATTCTAATGCCAGCAATTCCAGTACGCACAATAGGCCCGCTAGGATTTGTACTGCCACCACCGCCTGTACCATTTAGTATCATATCTTCAGTAGCTGTAGCACTAGCAGTAATGCTGCCGTCAGTATCAACAATAACTACTTTTCCTGCGTTAGCTGCGCCTAAATTTATATTATTTATTTTTGGGATATCAATATTATTCACAGCGGTATTAATAGCATCGGTGATTGCCTTCTGTGTCATAGTGCCATCATTATTTTGGCCTACATCAGTATAATACTTAACGCATGTGCCGACTAGTTGTGAAGTATCGTCATTAGGATACTGTACTGAAAGATTGCTTGTGATGAAATTATTCCCGCTATTATTTGTAAGAGAAAAAGCTAATTTATCTATTTCCGTGTCAGCAATATCTTGTAAGTTGCCTACAGTATCTAATTCCTATAATGCATTTTGTACCTGCTATAGTGCTTGTTCGGCGGCGAGATTATTTGCGTTTGTTTGCTATGTAATAGATTCAATATTACTTAAAGCTTGAGAAGCGTCTTGTACTGCTTTTTCTGCTCGTGCGGCATATGCATTAATTGAGCCTTG